ACGGTCTGAAACACGAGCCGTTAAACTGCCATGCTCCTTTGTCGTATCGTGAACGGCCAATCGGTTAGTGTCCACTTCGTTAATATTCCGTGGATATACCGATTTGTGGTAATTATCATCTTCTTCATTATCTGTAGAATAATCCTCAATGGCCTTGTCCTCAATATCTATTTTATTTCTCCGTATCGGGTCATTAAAACCTACGTCAGGATTTCCATATAACACCGGCTTACCTGGCAAAGACCCAACAATGATTGGCTCCTGGTGGCCACTGTCACGAAAATATCCCCATACCCAACTGCCTTCAACTAAAAAACTCGGTGAAGTTCCAAGACCAGAAATACCTGGTGAGGCCGTTGACAGTACACACATTGCCCACGGTAAATCGGCCGTAGGTAATTCGGCCTTGTTGTCAGTGTGAAAACCTAAACACCTAACTTTGAGACGGCCTGCCTTAATAGGGTCTTGCCGATCTTCAACAACACCTGAAAACCATGTAAAGTCTGTATTCTTTCCGATAAATTTGGCCATAGTCTTAAATATTTTCCGATATATGTTTATTTTTAATTACAACACAATCCATTATTTCTACCTATTTCTCTCCTTCTTACGCAAGAGGCCATTATAACGCTGGCATAGACTACATTTACAATATATGTCTGTTAATCTCTGCGTATCCCTATTTATTGTATGAATAAGGCCATTTCCAATGGAATAGGCATGCGCTAGCATGACTTTAACTCTGCTTACCACTGTGGTGTTTGTTCTCTGCATTACCTGAAAGGATTTAACAAAGGCCGCCTTGAGCAGTGTATCTATGTGTCTATAAGGGTTGTTCTCTTTATTATACATTGTTTAATTGATAGTTTCTTATGTTGTTTATATGTTATTATCAGTTCTTTCTCTCGTCATGGCCTCTTTATATGGCCTCCATTAATATATCTATCGTCAAAGCGAGCGGAGCGGTCGGAAAACTCGGAGATTCTCTGAAATTATGAGAGAAAGTCAGGTTTATCTCCTTTACTTGCTTCATTTACTATTGCGTCATCTAAATCATATTGCAATACGTTTGTGGCGTCGGTGTTTTCCCTATTTGTAAAGGTATCTATGGTCTCTACTGGATATGGTGTCCTAACGGCGTCCTTAACGCATTGGATTGCCATTGTGTGACTATCCTTCGTAGTATCTACTCGGTGCCTAATCTTCTTAACCAGGTATCTTCCTGACATGTACGGATCATTATCTAAAGGGTTATCAGCACCAACTGGTTCATATGACGGAATCTCTAGTGCAACTACGTCACCAGCGGATAATCCTGTGAAACCTCTTGCTGTGAGTGATACCTGCATAGCGGCGAAAGCCAATCTTTGTGACAATCTCTTGGCCATATTATTACCTGAAGACGATTCAAAATCATTGTGTATATTACTTGTTGTTGATTTTAAATATATAGCGGCCTCTGAATAATCACTGAATTGTTTACCATGATAGTTTATCATTGGCGCCATTGATTTATCATCTGTTTTACCACCATTACCATCATGCTCTGTATGGTAATTATTCTCAAACTCTATATTATAATCGTAATCACTTATATTGTATGTCTTATTCATTAAATCGTGTGTAATAGTTCTACTTGCAAATACACCATTTCTTAAATTCTTTATTGTGTCATATTGGTTGTCTATTGTGAAACTATTAACTGTTTGCATTTCTTGGGCAATATTGGTAATACCTGTACCACCTTTAACAGACCTTGGTTTCTTTTCAAACCTTGCAACGGCAGGTCTAGCCGAACCATCTGTAATCGCCAACATATTTTCTATACTTCTAAATCTATATCCGGTACTGTCTTCATAGAATAAGAAACCTGCATTAGCAAATCTACCTGACTCTGCATTGTTGCATAGACCATCAATAAATTCAAACGGCCTTAATCCTGTTGGTACATACTTACGAGCACCATTTGTTTCTTCTAGTATTAATGTCTTGTTAGATTCTAAATCACGTCTGAATATATCCATTATCATTTGGTCTATATTGCCTGACATGGCACGGTATATTTTCTTCTTCTCATTTGTTAATATTTCTTTGGAAGAAAAATGTAAAACATAAGCTTGTGTTCTTGGACTTATCTCTTGTCTACCTGATATTTTATAGATGTACATAGGGTGGCCGGTCACCGATGTGAAATCAAAACCTTTTGATATACCAGGCGTGTTCAGTTTAAATTCTATTCGTTCAAATCCAGTAAGAGGTAAATGGTTAGGAACATTTTGGTTATCTACAATTACTACATTGCCAGATAAACCTTTGGTAAATATATCCTCATATATGTTGATTTCCATTATTTGTGATCTGACACTGACTTTTTTTGGTTCACTACCACCTTCAAAAGATTGGTAAGATATTAATTGTACATCGGATAGTACAAATTGTCCTGCTTTAGTTAATGTGTCTGCATTTATTTGATCGTACATAATTATTCATTTATCAATTTATCAAATTCTTCTAGTAATACAGGCAAGAAACCTGGATTTAGTAATTTGATTTTTCTTCTTTGATCTTGTATTCTTTGTTCATACTGTCTATTTGAAACTGACACAGCACCAGGTTCCGTACTGTTAACCTCTATCATATGTGAATTGTCATTTGATTTTGTTGGACCACTTGATTGTGCCTTTTCATAATGATGTATTGCGTCTGGATTGGCATATTTTTCTGCAACAAAAGTTTCAAACGCTCTGAAATCTAAAGGCCAATCATAAAATCCATCTTGACCATTATTTGTCATTAATATTACCCAATGATATTGAGGATCACCAAAATGTTTCATTGCTGTATCTTCAGGTCTTTCTCCATTTGGTACATCATACTCTTGATATAAACTTGCTTCGTTAATTACCTTTTGTCTTATCTTAACACGTTTAAATATATTGGTAACCTCTTTTTGAGTAATACCATCGTTAGAATATAAACCTTTTGGAAACTTTTGAAAATACATATTAGAATCCTTCCGCTACTGTATGTTTAGTCATAATTTCTGTTTCACCAAACGTTAAATCCATTTTTATAATAGTTGGTGGTGCGCCTCTTTCATCTGCAATTAATGATGATACAACTCCTTCGGGTGCATAATCAATATTACATTCTTTTAAAACACAACGACTAATTCTTGGTAAATATGCGTTCTCATTTTCTCTGTACATATATGATATTTGAAATTCGGATGGTGTTGTGAAATATCCACCTTGAATACCATTAGATTGTTCAGGCAACATATGAAATCTAAACAACTGTAAAATTTTGTGTACCATATCTTTTTCTTTTTCATCCTTTGGTGCAAATACAAATGGAAAACTAAATGTTCTAAATGGTACAGATTGGAATACCATTTCTAAATTTTGGTTCTTTGCTTGGCCTAGTGCTTTGTCTAATACTGCTCTACTATTTTCAAAACCTGGTATTATACCTGCAGCTCCAAAAGCCGCTGACTTCATTACTTCGCCAACTAATTGGCCGCCTTTAACACCTGCTGTTTTTATTTTATCCATCCAACCACTTTCGTTCATAACAGAACCAATAGCCTGACCTAAATCACCTGCTAAACCTGTTGGCGTATCTTCATAAGCGGCTGCATAACCAAATTTCATTGCCTCGGCTGGTGTATATAATATAATACTATCTGAAATATAATTATGTGTATCAGATTTTGTTGACATTAAACCTGAAGATGTTGACCTTAATTTTTTATATGCTGGTATACCAAATCTTTTGATGTTTGCCACTTTAGCTCTTGAACCATCTGCCGCTGTTCCTGTTGATGTTAATGAGCCTTGACTATTAACAGTACTGTCTTTAAACTTGGATGCTTTATGAGATACAATATCAAATATAACATAATGTCCGGCACCTAAATTAGATGTTTCGTTTGGATAGTATACTGTACCATAATTATATGGATTATTCATAGGTTCCATGTGTGACATGGGTCCTGTTGTTCCTATCTCTAACGGAGATTTATTTAATAGTTTGGCCGCTACTTTCGTAGTCTGACCTTGTGAGGCATAGGATAGTTTACTAGCAATGTGACTAGCCACCATCGTTCCTATTTTACCTTTGATTATGTTTGCTACCTTGTTTGTCCAAGCCATATTTAATTCCTTTATATATACTGGTATATTTATAACAGTTATGAAGAAAAGTTTTAAAGGAAAATATAGACCTGCCAACCCTAATAAGTACGTTGGCGACCCTACCAACATTATTTATCGTTCTTTATTAGAAAGACGTATGATGGTATATTTAGATAAAAATCCAGAGATAGAACATTGGGCAAGTGAGGAGTTACCAATTAGATATTATAGTCCCATTGACAATAAATGGCACAGATATTTTGTAGATTTTATTGTTAAGACTATTAAAGGTAAAAAGATATTGATTGAAGTTAAACCATCACGTCAATGTGTCCCACCAAAAAAACCAACTGGCCGTAAAACTAGATCATATATGCGTGAGAGTTTTGAATATATACGAAATAAGGCTAAATGGCAAGCCGCTACTCGTTATTGTAAGGATAACGGTGCTGAGTTCAAAATTATTACTGAAAAAGATTTATCTTAATCCCAACGTGAGGTTGAGGTATTTGTTATAGTTTCGTCAGCGTCATTATTCACAACACCAACTGTAGCTGCATTATTACTAGTTGTAGATTGAACAACATTGTTAATATTATTCATTACATGGCCACGAGCCTCTAAACCTTTTTTAGAAGCGTTATTAGCTTTATTAAACTCTGCTAATGCGTCATTTTGCATTTTTGCATTATTAAAGGCTTCATTGTCTTTGTCAAAATTAAATCTCTCTTTTAAACCTTTATCAGCCGCTGCTATTTCAGTTTCTATTTTAGGCATTTCACCATCACCAACTTGATTTGCTAAAATTTCTGCTTGTTCTTCTTTTAATAGAGCTATTTCTTTTTTTAATTTGTCAACTTGTTTTATTCTGGATTTTCCAGTAGCTGTTCTCATATCGCCTTCAGCCATTTCTTTTTCGTGTTTAGCTATTTGATCTTCTTTTTTCTTTATATCATAGCTCTTTGATTCTGCGCTATCTTCATCTACTAAACCTAATTTCTTACCTAACCATGAGTTTCTAAACCACTCCATCAATTTTTTGAAGAAATTAGCGATTGCTTTTATCTTTGTTGCAACAAAACCAATAGCACCAATTACCAATGCAAATTTAGCAATCAATACTAATCTAGCAAGTGAGAAGAAACCACTTATTGCTCTAATACCTTTAGCTAAACCTTTAAATGCTTTTAAGAATATACCACCAGTTAAGAAGTTTACTAATTTACCGCCTTCTTTACCTTGTTCTTTAACTTGACTAAAAGCCTCACCCATAGCTTGAAATGGTTCCAAAAATGATTGTTTAATCATTTCTACAAACATAGGCAATTGTTTTCTACCAGTATCAACAGTGGTAGATTCAGGTGTGCTTAAATCGCCTTTCTTTTTTTCTTGTATGTCTTGTAGTTTTGCTAACTCAATAGAGTTCTTTTGTATATCTTTTTTTGTTTTTGCTTGGTTTTCATCTTTACCAAAAGTTCGTGTTTGTAGTTTGGCTGTGTCACGTTTTATTTGTGTTTCTAATTTTAATATTTTTGCTTCTCTTACTTTTATGGCCTTTTCTTCTCGTTTTATTTCATGTTTAGATAATATCTGTACTTCTTTTGTAGTCTGATTAACACGTGCAACAACACCTTGCTCTCTTAATTTTTGTACCTTTTCCTCTGACTTAACGGCCTTTTCTTCTCTTTTTTGTAATAGTTTGGCCAAGTCTTGATTGTATTCTCTTAAATCTAAACCTAAATTGCCTACCAAAGTTTCTAACTTTCTAATTACTCTTGTAAAGTTATGAATAGGACCTTTCTCTAAATCTTTTGTTAAATTATTAACCATTTGAGGTATATTAGGTACAATAGTCTTGGTAGCACCTTTTATTGCAACGCTAGCCTTAGCCATTATTGCTTTACCTAAAACATCAATTGCGATTTGAGTTTGGTCGTCTGCTGTGTTATCTAAACTTGGTAGTGCCATGTTCTATTTATTTTATCTTTTTACTTGAACCTGTATATAAACCAAACCAGGCAGCGCCAGCACCAACTACGATACTGATTAACCCACTTTGTTCCATACTAGGTTGTGCTAAGTTCATATACCAAATTACACACTTGTATAATAAGATTATGTAAACTGTTAAGAATAGTCTAGGGAATATTCTCCATGCGTCTACAGCTCTTGCCATGTGTATAATTTTTACGTAAGGGTTAGGACCTAAATCTTTAACACTAGTGTCCACTTCCAAATCAACCTTTACTTTCTTACTGATTTCTTTTACATCAGCAGGTACTACAATCTTTTCTTCTTTATCCATTTTTTATCTCCCTTTGTCTTTTTTCGTTTTCTTCTTTAATATAATTAGTCAACATACTAACGTATATATCACGTTCCCATGGTAACATTTGTTCAATGTCGCTAATGCTATATTTATGATGTTGCATTAACGCAAAATTAACTTCAAAGTACGCCTCTAGGCTATTATGGGTGAGGCCAATCCGAAAAAATCGTTGAGACCCTCAAAGGTCACTTTACTTTTAACACCTGTCTTTGGATTTGTGACTTCTTGCTCATGTCTCAATCTAGGCATAGTGTCAAAGAATTTTCTTATTTTATCAAAAGCACCTTGTGGTAATTTCTCAAAAAACTCTTTCATTTCTTCTTTGGTTGTATCTACTCCAGGGTAGATTTTCTCTCCTTCAAAGATTTCATGTACACAATTTAACATTAAATCAAATACGGTATCGTAATCAGCTGTTTTTAATGTATCTTTGCTGACCATTGCCATCGTAGGATATTTGAGAACAACACCCAATTGCCTTTGTTCATCAATAACTACTTTGTTCGTATGTTCATCATCTACTTGTACCTCAATCTTTGATAAGTCAATTTCAACCTCTGCATAAGTGGACTTATCATCTGGACAAATAACTTTAAATTTAGAAATTTCACCAATTGACTTTGCTCTTATTTGTAAGAACATATACTCAATGTCAAACGTTGGTAAATTAGCTACATCTACTTTGTTAAATGTACAAGCACTTAAAATCTTTTTAGTCGCTTCGTTTATTTCTGTTTCTTCACCTGACTCAAGAGCAACTAACATTATCTTTTCTTCTTTAACAAGAAAAGGTCTAAACTTCACTTTCAATTCTTGGGAAGGTAATGTCAACTCATATGTCGGTGTCTCTATTATCGGTAATGCCATAATATTATCTCCTTAATTATAAATTTAATGGTGGTAGTTTGAACGGTGGGAACGCTCTACCGCCGGTAATTTTACCTAACGGTACTCTACGTCTCAAATTGTTCAACACGTCTCTACCTGCTCGTCTCAATTCAGGTGGTAGTTTACCAAGTAAACCTCCAAATAAACCTGATTTCTGTTTCACTGTCGGTGTATTAAATGTAGATTGGCCTAATTCTATCTCGCCTTGTTTATCAAGGAAGAAATTAATCCAATATTGAAATTTAAATGTGACAGAAAATGTCTGTACTGTATTTTCATCGTGAGAATAATCTACTTTACTAATACTTGTAGGTAAACAATCAAACAATTGTACTGCATATGTTATATCGTCTCGTTCTTGTCTTGACGCAAATTGTCCTAATTGGTATATTCTCATGTCAGCAACATAATTCTTGTAATAGTTCATGTTATAAGATTTTGTACTAAAAGCGGCAGCCTGCCATGCTTCAAAGTATGATCTCTCTCTTAAAAATTTATCAGCATAAAATGTTGCTGTTATCTCTGCTGATTTAAAATCGTATGCAATATGTCTAGCTGGTGTATTACCATGTCTAACTTCTTTTGTAATTATTTCTCTATCAGGCATTTCTATTGCTGAACAAAATGCTTGAACACGTCTACCATTTGCTATATGAATAGCATTCATATCGGCACTAGTTCTAAATGAGCCATATGTCTCGTCTGTCATTGATGAAGATACTGAACCTGTTGTACCATCAGGACCAGCCATGCCACCACCTAAAGATGACGGTAAATTAAACTCAACATAATATCTTGCCTTACGAGCAAATCCTTCGGCCTCATTGACCATCGCCAATACTCTACCTGTTGTAGATTCAGGATTACCACCTTGTGTACGTTTTAATCTTGGATCACCGGTAACATTGTCTAACGACCTGTCTCTTGGTATTCCAATTCGGATATCAAATCCGCCTATTCTTTTTCCGCCTCTTAAAATGGCCATTAATATGGTCTCCCTTTCTTAAATTGAGCGATTGGTAAATATACTGCCAAAGCAGCCTCGTCATAATCTATTTTTAAAAACTGACTTCTCATATGTCCATATAGATATTTCTTAATACAACCTTTCGCCAATGGTAGTTTTTTAATTCTGTTATAACTAACATCAAATCTATTTCCACTAGACACCTTACCACCTTGTACGTTAAACGTCTGTAATTGTGTCAATAAAGTAAATCTTTGGTTTGGTGGTAAATAATGAAAATTAATACCTGCAAATCCACCCTTTATTGTCTCTAATGGTAACACTAGAGGAAATATATCATAATACGGCAATACCTGTTTATATTTAGGGTCATATACAAATAGATTTAATCTACCAACAGATGGTCTACCTATTAGTTTATTCTGATTTATTAGTTTTCGTGCTGTTATTCTGTCTGCAATTGAACCAACTGCTCTTCTATACCATGACGCTGACTTTTGAGCGCCATCAGCCTTATCAACTAATGTGTCTAGTATACTTACTGCCATGTGTATATTTATAATGAAAAAAGGGCTCTTTATTACTAAAGAGCCCTTAAAGTATGTTGTCTAAACGGAGGGAACGGTTTAGGATTACTCGTCCTCAGCTAATTTACTAAAGTAAGATAACGTGTCGTCATCTTCACTAGCTGCTGGACTTGTGCTTTCCATACTTTTCACACTAGGTGCTGATTGTGCTGGCGGGAGCTCATCACTTTCAACAGTTTTAGTGCTTCTTGTACCCGATATTACCCTATTCAGTTTCTCTTTGAGTTCATCATAGGATTTAAAATTATCTGGTGCCAAGAATGGTTTTAGAGGATATTGCTTTGACCAAATCGCCTTGATTTTGTCATCGCCTTCAGCAACCGTACTTACTGCCTCAAACTC